GTTAAGAAGACGGACTTCTCCACCTTCTATTGGTAAACGTGATCCTGCATATCTTGCAAAAATCACCCAATCTCCTTTTTTACACCAAGGGCCACTTGGAAATTTTTCTTTATCTCCATATGCCATTGGTCCCATTTTAACAACATAACCACAATTAGTTGCTATTCTAGCTTTATCTAAAGCTTCTTGTGCAATGATAATACCACCTTTAGTTTTTTCTTTTGGTGTAAAAGGTAAAACTAAAAGTCTCCATCCTGAAGGGATAGGTAGTTCATCTTGAATGTTTGCTACATTAGTTTCATCTATTCTTTTTTCTTCAACAGATTCAACTTTTTGTTCTTTATACTTTTCTTCCAAAGCGTTTTTATGCTTTGGGACCTCTTTCGTTGAGGTCGATAACTGTTCCTTGCTCATTTTTTTGCTCCTTGTTATTTAGCAGGTTAGAGATTTCCTGTGATATATATTGGTAGGCATGTGCCTGTCCTAACATATATTTGTATTTTTCCATATTGTCAACACCTCCACCAATCATTGAATCACCAATACTTTGGTAGAGATCTTTTAGTTGTCTTTGTATCTTAGTAATTAACTCTAGATCGTCCATTATTTAACATACCTTTCTGTTACTTTTAGTTTTTCTTCTGCATCTACAATAACTTGTAGCAACTTGTCCATTTCTTCTAAATGCTGTGGATGTTCGCCTATACCTACAGAATTTTTAACATAAATATTCAATGTAGCTAATGATTCAGCTATTTGTGCTTCGTATCTTTTTTTAAGTGCGTTTAGTTTTTGATCCATTAATAACTCCTTTTAATGTTCTAGCTTGAGCAGCATGTGATTTAGAGGCTTTTTTTAAACCTTTAATAACTTTTTTAATTGCTCTTTTTTTCTTTAACATTTCCATCTCCTTCTTGCTTGACGGATACGTGAGTTAGGATCGTTTCTTGTTTTGGCTGATGATCTTTTTAGTTGTCCTAGTGATCTAGCGCAGTATGATTTTCTG